CCATTTCTCACCATAGTATCCACTACCATCTTTTGCTTTACCATTATTCTCAATCTCTACTTCCAACTCATCAGCAAACTGTGATACCTTGTGGTAATCGTAACCACAATCTCCAAAGTGACCTCCGCTCATTTGATTGCCTCCAACTCATCAAGTTTCTCATTCACAAAACCAGTCATATCAAGTGTGCGAGGGTCTACACCTTCATCAAGGCAATCAAGGTTAAACTCCATCACAGCACCAAGAATCAGACATGCTTTACGCTTATCATCCAATGGTTGAGCAATGTAGTGAACAATGTGCTCGTAGAGTTCATCGTAAGTCATTGTTGTGATTCAATAATGGATTTGATTTTTTCGAGGTCATCTAGTCTTGCTTTGTGTTCATCATACTGTTCACAAAAGTCATCAAATCGCTCCTGGTGTCCTTCATCATCATAGTTTGTTTCTTCTTGAATTTCCCAGGCAAGACATTCTAAGTGTTGTCCTACATCATCAATGAAGTATTCTAAAGTGTCAATTAAGGTCATCGTCTTCAAAGTCAAAGTATTCATAGATGGATGACATTACCTGTTCTTCAATGGATTCAATGATAGCACCTTCAGATGGATTCTCTACATGTTTGTGTGCGCGAGAATACCCATAGCGTACACCTTCAGCGATTGCTTGTTCTAATATGACGCGGAACTTAGGTTTCATGACTTCATCACCTTGTCGTATAATTGTCGAAAGATTTCTGTATTGTCAGCATCTAGGTCATTCATGAACTCAGTACAGTTCTCAGTATACCATAGAATGTTCTGAAGCATTACCATTTCTTCATACACTAGGTTCTTAATAGTCATCGTCATCATCGTTGTATTGTGAAATAAGTGTACCAGTCAGAACTGCAATTGGCAGACTGAGAATAATCCATGCAAGAATAAACGTCATTCAATTATCTCCCAGTGTGCATCAGATTTGTCACCAAATCGATTAGTTCCAGTGCGAGTGCTAACCCACATGAAGTATTTGCGATTCTCACTGGCAAGGAATAGTTCACCACCAGTATCTTGCTCTACTGTACATACAGGATTGCCTTCCATGATGTTAGCTAGACGGTTCTTCGCTTTGCTTGATTTTGGTTTTACGACTACTTTTCTCATCTTCAATCTCTTTTTTGAGTTTGCGAATACCAGTGACAAAGTAAGCAAAGTCTCGGGTTTCTGTGATAGGTTTGATTTCACCACAGACACCACACTTTGATTCATAAACAGAGGAACAACCTACAGAATACACACCATACTTTTGACCACAATCAAAGCATGTATTGTATGCAGTCTCTAGTTTCTTGAGTAGTTTGCGTTTTTCAGTAAGTGTCATTTGGTTTTAGCAAAGATGCAATCAGGATGTCCTTTAGGAAGTTCAGCACATGCTTTATCATATGCATTGAACATCTTCTGGTCTCTCTGTATCAGAAAGACATTATACATGAGAATACCAATAACCGCAAGAAAGATGTAAGAAGTTTTCATGATGCGGAAATGCTCCGTGTGTTAGAGTGATGCAACCTGATTCATGACGCGAGTGACATCCTCAGGCAACAGCCATCCTACCACATCATTGGTGATAGGAGTGTCATAATTGATACGCCACCCGCCTTTGTCATTAAACTTTACGACAGCAATCTCATAGAATCCTTGTTTGCCACCATAGGAACTACTATGTTGCACAACAGACACACCATAACCATTATCAAATCGGCGTACTGCTTGTACACCATCCTGACAAGGATTGAATTCCAGTTCGTGAAAAGAATGCATCAGAGAGTTAGTCATCATTGGAAGAGTCAACTGATAGTTGTGATAGTGTAGTATGAAGATTGAATTCTGTCAAGAACTCATCAAAGTTGAGAATGGTCACATCAGGAGTATTTAACCACTGAGACATACAATTCTCTCGATAGCAATCATCATGTTTCCAACCAGGACCGGCAAGAACAATGATACCTTTTTTGTAATTGTAATGTTCTACTGCATGTTGCAAACAGATTTGTTCATATGGTATCTTCTCTTCTGCAGTACCAGCAACATCCTGATACTTGAGAGAAAGAATTGTGTCATCATTGACAATCAAATCTGTATAGTGATTTCCACCAGTAGGGCGTACACCAATACAAATTTGCTCGTTCACATCATAATCTGCAAGATACAACAGATGTTCACAAAGGTATTCAAATGACTTACCAGTTTGGTCTGTCTGGCGAGAAGCATGTGTTGCCATGGGTCATAAAGATTTGAGAAGTTGCATAGCACTATAGGGTGTAGTTTTGTTTATGTCAACTACACTACCGATTGTTGTACTATTCTTTGGGGCGTAGAATTGTCTTGTTTTGGTGTTGTAGAATCCCCAGATACAACGAACTGTATCACCAAGATTGTAGTCAAACCTACGGTCAAAATGAATCCAAATTGCAATAACATTGCTTTTAAAGTCTGTGCGCTCATAGTGATAACCTTCGGGTGCTTTGTGAAATAATAGTTTCATGCATTGTATCCTTCCGATTTGAGAAGAGCACGGCGTGCTTCATATGCCTCAAACTGAGATTTGAATGTGGCAACCTTTTGAAATGGTTTCAGTCGCCAAACAGACCAGTTCGTAGAACCAATCTCTTGCATGATTCGGTAGGGGTTATCAACACCCAGGGGATAAGGTTTCAAGAGTTCCTCCTCTCAACATGGCTAATATACATGAGCACAGCGGCAACCACAAGTGGCTGTGTGCCAGTTGTTCAACTGGGTCAGTTCATTACACTTTTGGTTTTTTCGTGTGTGAGACTGTCATGGGTGACCTAGAACCCGCTGAAGGCGAAATTGCAGGTTTTTTGCGTTTTGCCTTCAGTGGTGGACTGGGTTCTCAGTTGATGCGCCAGACGCGAACGACCCATACGCCGTTCTCCAGCAATTTTCGAGTCTGAACTCTATAACCCTTACGCATGAGGCTTTCAGGGGGAGTTGGTCTACTTTTGCCGGAATTCAATTCATGTAAAGGAACAGCAAATGAGTCGAGAATCATTAACTGTTCCCAAGGATACTTTGATGCTCCAACGGCACGAGCAGAAGATGGAATTGGAATGTTCTTTTCAATAGTGTAAGTCATGATTCGGTAGATTCAGTAGATTCGACAGATTGAGTAGGGCGGCGACGCACCTCATAGGTATAACTCCGAGTGAATGAGTAATAGAATACTACAAGCACACCGAGCAAACCAGCAACAGCAGCAACAGTGGTAACATCAACAGGAAATGAAGTAGTTTCAATCATTGAGATAATCCAAAGCAAGAGTAACGTATGCAGGTTCTTCGAAGAGTTCACGAAACTCAGCATAAATTGCATCTGCATTACGCAGATTCTTCATACGAGTTTCACGATACTTTGCACGTTCACCCAGACGTTCCAGGTATTTAATGCGATAGTATGAGTGATTGAAACACTCATCAATCGATTCAGCGATGGTCTTCATTTGATGTTCAGTTGTAATTTCAAAGTTTGCAAAGACTGTTTTCGGGCTTTAATTTTGCCCTTACACATACCCTTGGTTTTCTTATTCTTACCAGAGTTGTGCATCCAGTTCGGAGTCATAGTTCACCTGCCTGATTGACAAAAGATTTAGCATCACATACAGTCTCGAAGTGAGCGATGTTTTCAGTGATGGTAGTAACACTATTGTCGGCAATTTGAATCTCCTTCACCTTGCGAAGGTTATATCCACCTTCATCAATGTCAGTGAAGATTTCACCAATGTACTGACCATTCTGATAAATCCATTCTTGATACCAAACGAGTTCTTTAAGATTACGTTCGTAAGTGATACCGTTGTTGTTATCAACGATGGTGGTCATTGGAAAACTCCTTTCAACATGGCTAATATACAGGAACACACCCATCAAGTCAAGTGGCTGACCGATGAGTGTGTTTTATCATTCAAATACGATGTATAAGTTTTACTACTTCCACTTTTTATACATCCAATACAAAGCACCAATAATCAATCCGCCAAGTATAATCCAGCGAAGTGCCCAGATTAACAGCAAAACTGCAACCAGAACAAATAATCCAAGACCAGCACCAGCACTATCACTGGTGGACTCAAATAGTGTACCAGATGAAGAACTGGACTGAGATGGTTTGCTTAGAGGAACACATGTTTTAACCTCTTTGGCACCATACATGGATTGAATCTGTGCAATAGCATCTTCTCTCCAAGGACCAGGAGTTTCAACCTCAACATTTTGCAATGCGTTGGATTGAGTTAGAATCAATGCTTTCCAGTAATGAGTCATTTTACTCGGTGAATGATGCAGCGTTTAAACTCTTGCCACTCAGTATCAGAGAAGTTATCAGAAGCATAGGGAATCCCAACCTCAGCAGCACACTGCTTTGCAATACTTTCAGGAACAGGAGTTTGTAGGAAATCATATTGTATCAGAGTGGCAAGAAGAATGGGTATCAATTGCTAGAACCTCCACTATTCTTAAATACCATGTTTGCAAGGACAATGATAGCAAGATTCTGCCAGAATGTCAGTGACACATTAAACCAAGACAGAATAAGACCAAGCAACCATGCTTCAAACAGAATACTTGCAGTTACCAGTACAATGGCAGCAGCAACAACACCAATAGCAGTAGAAGTTTTCATAGGTCAGACAGCAAGGGCAGCAGAGGAAATTTCGACAATTTCGGGAAGTTTGTTGTCATCAAACTGGTGCATATCATAACACACCCATTCACCATTACGAAAGACATATGCATATTCTTCACTGTTTTCAGGAAGAAGATACTCACACAGGTCAGCATCAAGGCGAGGAGGGCAAATATCTCCACGCATAGAATAATACTCAGGTTTCTTATCTTCAGACCAGCAAACACTCATGTCGCCACCATCAATCAGTTCAGCAACTTGTTGATGAGTGTTGTAATGTGTACGAAGAATACGACCCAACCATTCAGGATAACCATCCCAATGATGATAGACAGAAAGAATACTTCCGTTCTTCAGTTCGATACCAATGCGAGAGCGAGTTGCCATAATCAGACGAGTTGGAGTTTAGGAGCAGGTTGAACAGTAAAAGTGAAACGTTTGGCGGTGATGGTGGCATTCTCTGTGCCAGACTCATCAATCACTTCCCACCAATCTTCACCATCTTCAATCACAACATAACCGAAACAACCAGCGATACAGAGAGAATCAAGACCCTTACGAATAGCAGCACGTTTGGAATTGAATCGTTCTTTGCAGTTGTACCAACCGTTGCGTTCAACGTCTTCAGCAGGACCAAAAGTGATGAGAAGATAGTCAGTCATGTTCAGAGAAGGCAGAAAGAACCACAGAAGTTTTGCGCCCAGTTGAGTGCTTCATCAAGAGGACGAGGATTACTCACAACCATTGAATTTCCCTCAACTTCAGCAACACAAATGTATTCTGATTTGAGGAGAGACATAGAAGGAACCAAGGTTAGCGTTCCCTGTTTCCCGTGTCCGGCGGTGTAGTGAAAAATCATCGGGTGTTCCTCTCAACATGGCTAATATACATGAAATCTGGCCCCTACACAAGGGGCCATGTGCCAGTTTCTAGACTGTCCCATCAGGAACAGTAGGACAGGGGAGGAATCCCTTTAATGAAGATAGAATCCACAACAGATTGCAGACGTTGAGTAATCTGTTTCCCGTGATTCTTGTAGACAGGGACAGTCACAAAACCTGCAGGTTTGCGATACATTTGGAATGCACCTGCAGTAATCTTACCAGATGCAATATCTTGTGCATCCTCTACATCCATACGAATGACACGACCAATAGTTTGGGCCATCTCAACAATGTTAAGATTGCGAAGGAGAACACAGTGAGTCAAACCAGGGACATTCATACCCTCGGAAAGAATAGAATAGTGGAACAGAACGAATTTCTTTGACTTATCCCGACCCCACTTATTCAGGACATCAAAGAATACCTCACGGTTCACTTTGGTCTTGTTGACATATGCACCATACTTAGAAGTGATATGAAGTACATTGTACCCACGATTCTTGAACTGTTCGAGAATATCAGTCTGAGACAACATATTCCACAGAACCTTAGAAGAAGGTGCAGCAATCAGGAGTTTCTGAGATTTATCCTGTTCCAGATTGTCTACAATACCGATGACAGTATCTGCATCAGTGAATGCAGGATTGAGTTTGTTGCGTTCTGCATCAATCTCTGCAGTCACAACTTGAGGGGGAATGATAGAACCACCTTCAATCAGTTCCTGTGCAGGAACAATCTCAATCTGTTTCCCATAGACAACATGGTTGTTCATTCCACGACCATATGGGTCACGAGAAACGCGAGGAGTTGCAGTAAAGAAATAAGCGTTATTTGCAATCTCAGATACAGATGCAACCGGCACAAAGAATGCACGACCACATGCATTGTGAGACTCATCAAAGTATGCAACATCAATATCAATACCAGAATCGACAATACGATTCAGAGAATGATAGGTAGTGAAGATGATGCAAGACTCACCTGCAGCACGAGCAGTATTGTTGAACAGTGCAATCTGGTCAACTTTGGTAGAACTGAAGTAATGAGTTTCACCACTGTGAACGTGCATGATGTGAACGTTCTTAGTGTCAACCATTTCCATAAACTCACTGCAAAGTTGATTTGCAAGGAGAATACGAGGTGCAACAACAACAAACGTACCAGACTGTTGTTGAAGACGACGAATCGTATCCATTATCATAATCAAAGTCTTACCACCACCAGTAGGGATGATGATTTGACCTTTATCGTTCTGTGCAATCGCATCAAGAGCACGTTGTTGATGGGGTCGCAGTTGCATAACAAAACTATCAATGTGGCTAATATACACAAAAAGACTGGAGGTGTCAACCCCCAGTCGATTAGCATAACTTATTGTTCACGACTCAATGATTAAAAAATATCATTTGGTTCACCCCAGTATCTTACTCTATCTTCCAAATTCATTGTGTAACGAATTAAAGCATCAATCTGAGACTGCATTCTATTCTCTATTTCATACAATGCATTTGTTGTTCCAATATTCTCATCTTCCAGAATTTTAAGTTTATCTTCTAGAAATCTAATTCTTTCTTGGTCTGTCATGATTCATTCAGGGGGTTGTCAGTTCTCCATCGTGTTGTATCTGGCGGTTCACATTTAGCATTCCAAGAGCGAACCAGTAATTCAGTAAATAACTCCATTTTTTCAGGATGTACTGCTGCAGGATTCTGGTTAATCTGTTCTTTTAAGGCAACTAACTCTTTCCATTCTTCATCGGTTAGATTAGCATTCTGGGGCAGAGAGTAAGTCATGCGATAATTGTACTGTACATGGCTATTTTATGTTGATTTCCTCAAAAAATGCATTTTCTTAATGTTGTCTTTTGATTGTTGTAACAAATTGTTACAATATACCAATGTGTCTTAAGTAACGTCTGTATGCATGAAATCTGCCAATACTAGGTTGGTCTTTAACGCCTAGTTGATGACAGATTTCACAATACATTAGAAACTCATACCATGGTGTAGTTGGGTCTAACACATGATAATTCATTTTTTATATGGTTTCTTCACAGTATATGTATGCAAAGTACCAAAGATTTTAACGGTTTTTGTCATAGTAATCTCCAATTAAAGTTTTCCGCCTACTGTTCCTTCGTATGTTGTGGTAGCAACCCAGCCTTCTTGTCTACCTTTTAGATAGAATCGTGTGCCATCAATACATTGTTGCTCAGTCATAGCAGTAACTAGTTCTTCACCGTCTTTTGCTGCACTGTGCCACAAACCATATTTTGTTTTGTATACACGAAATGTATCATCAATCCAGTCTACTTCAGTTATTTCTGGGTGTTCGTTTGGGAGGTTCATTCAAATTCTCCAGTGCGATTTTTGATTGTTGCTGAGTGATAAATGCCCTCAACTCTGGTGTCTCTGTCCACTCCCAGATTGTTCCATCTGACTGCTTGTATTGTCTCGGAATAGTTTGGATTTTCATAAATTTCAATGTTGATAATTTGTTTGTCGTTCCAGTGACGCATTACACCTGCTACAATAAAGCAGTTTGTCACAAGATAGGTTACAAAGATGACCGTGCGAATGATAGCAACTTTATCTGCTTCTGTATCACAATCACTTGCTTTTTGACCCAGTGATTTAGCCCACCAGCGCCACATCATTTTCATTTTCATCATCGGCCGGTGACATCCTCATAATCTTGAATTTTACCACATTTAAAGTGAATACGCAAGCGAGGCCAATCTTCCCATTTGCCCTTCCAATTAGCAGGATACACTTCGATGTACCTTGTGATATAACATGGTTGATACCTACCATGCACACCTGTTGGTATCCATTCAAAGTTTAAAAATCCATGTTTACTATACCTAGGGTCATCCTCTTTAATTTCTTCAAATGTATGTGTACCATTGTAACTTGGATACCACAATAGACCATTGGGGTCTAACCAATAGTCTGTCATTGTGCCGCCAATACCATCTTCAATGTCTTTAGTTTGGCACACTACATTTGTAAACTGCTCACCCAAATCGTAGGATGAACGAAAGTAATCAAACATTCCCATGTTTCTCTACCGTAGCCCTCCAGAAATCAGTTGTCATGTTATTCGACCCTTCAACTTTAGCAACCACCACACCATCAACCAAGGCAATCAAAGTTGGTGTTGCAACCACACCACAATCAGTAGCAAACTGAGTCCACTGTTTGCCCTCTTTAGCATTAGTGATGGTGACAACATTCTCCCATCCTTCTACCTTATTCAGTTGTGTCTCTGCATACATGCAGGGTCTACATCCTTCCTGCACGAATAAGTGAATCTCGGTCATACTTCCCTCTCCCATGGTGGTACTCTTTCCATTAGTTTACGAATTTTTTCCTGTACTTCTGGGTCTGGTGGTGCATTAATGCGTCTCACAAGTTCATCATATGCTTCTGCAGACACATATATCTTTTCTGGTTTTGCACCAAAGTACGTCAACCATTTATCATCTTCTATCATCTGTGTCTGACCTTCATTAATACTATTCCAGAAGTCTTGATACAGGAAATTATCATCAAGACGATAATCACGATGATTAATTAGACGATACCAACACCAGAATGGCGTATACCTAATTGGTTTAAATCCAATTATAGTCTTATTTACGTTTCTTTCTATCGAGTACCTCAATGTGTCTAAGGTATCCGGCAGGTGCTTGAATCCATCTAGCAAGGACTTCATCATAGTGTTCATAAACTTCACATTTGCCATTTGTATATAATAATTTATACTTGTGTCTGTCATATGGTTTATGACAAGTTCTTGCAAAGGTTTCCATTACTTTTTAAGACTCCAAAGGAATAACCACAACCATACTTCAATGATAACAAACACTGTTATTTCTACAACAACTGGTGGTAAATTCATCGTCTATACCTTTCCAAATTGCGTGGGGCAGATGTGAGAAAATCCCAGCGAATCTCAAACCATTTCCATCGAAATGAGAATCCTGTGAGTGAGCGACTACCGAAACTAATCAACAGCATTGGGAATAGTTCAGTAGCAGGATATTCATCCCACTGAATAACAACATCCATCAATGCGAAATGTGGATATGACGAGAGCACTTGGAGATACCATTCGTGCCCGTAATCTTCGTAGTGTGATATATCAATTAGTTTCATCCTACTACTCTCCAACATACAGTAGCATTACCTTTACGAGTAGATTGAATATGAGCGAATGCAGAATAACTTAAGTCTAGGTCTGCATGAGAATAAGGTCCACGGTCATTCACACGAACAATTACCTGTTTCATATTATCTTGATTTGTCACCCGAATCCTCGTGCCCATAGGAAGATAAGGATGAGCTGCAGTCCAACGATAAGCATTAAACCGTTCACCATTAGCGGTCGTTTGTCCATGAAATCCGTCTCCTACTCCATAGAAAGTTGCAATACCACAAGTCAGTCCAGCAATAATAGTTGCAATCATGATGATTCGTTAGAATAATACACTTTAAGATTGTCTCCACTAATATTCATATGGTAGATTTTTCCATCATTTGTATAGATACCAATCCACACATGACGACCTTCTTCCATAGTTTCATAATGAAACATTCTGATGTCTTCCAGAACAATCTCGTCTGGATTTTTCTCAAATCTGCTCATAGTAACTGGTGTTTCATTCCCATTAGTTTACCATAGATTTTGGCATAAAACAAGTTGGTGAATGCATCGTTGTCTTCTCGTAACATTTCACCTTTAACCAATGCCATTAATGTTTCAATCTCCATGATGCCGAGGTCTGCATCTACATTATGTTCAGTGATTTCCATTATGCTACACCATCAGCACTATCTTTGAATTCTTGTACTCTTTTCAGATACTCATCACTCTGTTGATACAATCGTGCAATCAAATCCTTGATGTCATCAATCGCAATCGCATCATACTCCACATTCATATTCTCGCAAATGAGAGCATCAACCATACATTCAAGTGTCATTGCTTGCATATGTTCTGGTGTGATTGGTGTCCCGTGAGGCATACCAGAACATTCTTCATTATAGAAGTGATTATATCGTCGAAGAACAGTATCACTTCGTTCCTTGCGTTCCCATTCTTCTTTTTCAATTGCCGCAAGTTGTTTTAGAGCATCACCATTCTCTTTGTAGAGTTTTTCAACAGCATCAAGTGCCTTGCGTTCTGCTTCCCTACGTTCTGCTTCCTCAAACATTTCATCAGGATACGGTTCACAGTCCATGTACTACCTCAAAACATACTGAATTAAATTTACCTTTGATGCCTCTAAGTTCTATTTTTGTGTGTTGAGAATGTATATGCACATGCTCAACATAATATTTGTCGCCCACAAATAAATGGGGATTGGGGTCATCATTGTTACCCCATTGAATTTGTTCCCTAGAACAACCAAGAAACTTTACAGTATCTCCTGCTTTGATTCTATCCATATCTCTTGCAGCCCACCCTAAATTTGGCCAAGTATCTCTATATATTTCGTTTAACTTGGCATTGTTGTAAAACATTAGGTTGGTTGTTCTTGTTTCTGAACATATACAGAATCAAACAATTCATCTAAGATTTCATTGCATTCATGATACTCATCACTGTTCAGAATTGTCTTTTCAAGTTGATAACGTCGAACAGAATTGAAAATGAGTTTGTATTGTTTATGCGTGAAGTTCATAGGTCGGTGGATGATACTTAAGATACTCAAAGAAAGTTAGTTTCATCTCTTTCTGCGTCATACCACAATGTTTTGCTGCAGCAGGAAGAGTCATTTTAGCATGAAAGAGACCTTCATTTGCCTCTTTCACATTCTCGGGAGTTGTTTTCACAGGAATCTCATAGAGTGAATATCTGTCAATTTTAAGAAGACTCATTAATCTGATGCCCTCCAAGCTTTTGTTGGTTTGGTTGATTGATAGTCTTCAATCATTTCCAGAATGCTATGAGAAACTTTTTTTGCTTCTTCATCATTCCATTGTTCACCATTTACACCATCCTCCCAGAAATTAAAGAGTTCGGTTGCAATACTATCAATAAGAATATCGTAGCGTGTCATTTTAAGGTGGTTATTGAAAAGAAGTGTGTTCATAATAAAAAGACTCCCAGAGGAGTCTTAGAGTCAAGAAATAGGTTCGAGAACGTTATCTTTACGAAGTCGATTAACATATCGACCAATAGAAACAGTGGTGTCACCAGATTCTGCAGCAGTATTTTGCTCCAGCATTTCAGTTTTTATTTGATTGTAATCACCATTCACAGTGTAAAAATACACTTCATCACTTGATGCGAATTGAAGTCCAATCTCGTTTGATTCATTGTCAAAATAAAGATTGTTCACACAAGTAGAACTTTCAGTCGAAATGCACTCAAGAAGTTTAGTCATAATTTTAAAGAATCAGTAATCGTAATCGTCGTCAAAGTCTGCGTCGGTGTTTCGATTCCAACGTTTCATTCCAGAAATTTTATACTTCTGAAATCCCTCATCATATTCTAGGTCTTGAAGTTTGGTTTGTTGCTTCAACTCAGAAAGAGTAGAGTTGGTAGACTTGTTGAATTTACGATAGGAACGGGCCATGTTTTTTGAGAATTAGTCAGCGTAATCGAAGGTGTACTCGTAGTCTTCAGAGGCATCATCATAGCAATCATAATCAACCTCATCATTATAGCGATAAAATTTGTCTAGACGAATTTCATCTCGAATCTGGTCAATTATGGAACAATGGTAATCCAGGTAAGGCATGATTGAATCCTCTTGGAAACTCTGGCTATAATATAGGCAGTTTTCCAAAAAGTCAAGGGCGTCTCTCATTAGACTATCTTATGAATCCAAAATGTGTAGTTGATTTTTCAAATCAGTGTCTGCAATATGTACTATCAAAATTAATTGATTGACAATTTTTTGCAGAGAGTTGACTCGAACCTCTAGAGTTTCTATTCGGTCTGCCAACTCTGACATACTGCTATCCATTCGTCAAATTCCTCTCCAATTGAAAGTGCATCTTCGTAGCGACCTTCTTCAATCAATTGTTGAAAACGGTCACAACGTTCTCTGAGTATTTTATCCAGAGTCTTTTCGTTAATCATAGGTCTTTACCCCACTTTCCAATAGGGCAAGAACCATGCTTTAATCTTGTTTTTGCAGACATAAAACATCCACAACGGCGACATTGAGTTGTTTTTGCATTAAAATCATCACAAGATTGACAAATAGACATTCTTGTGGAAGATGTTGTTTCAGTTACAAAAACGGATTGCCCTTTAGCAATCTCACCATAGGAACTAACTACAGTTTCTGACAATGATTTAAGTCTTTGAAACAATTCGTTCTTGATTTCTTCTGAGCGATTCATGTTGAAAGTATTGCAGCTACTGCCTCAGGTGAGGCCTCTGGTTCTGTATTTGTATTTAGAAGTTCTAATCCTTCAATAGCACCTTGAAGTTTAACATAAAGTTCCTTCTTTTGTGCAAGTTCTGTATCAAGTTTGCGAATTTCTTCCATAACTTGAGATTGTTGATTTTTAAAATTTTCTAAAAGTTGTTCTGGTTCCATGAGATTACTAATTCAAATTTCAGTGTATCACACTTGATTTATTCTGTCAATTCTGGTTCTGGTCTGATTGGTATACCAGGACTCAAGATATCGGGCTTGACAGAGGTATCAAATTCATTTACAATCACTCTGTCAGGGGTGAAAAGAGAGTTATAAGATTCTTTAACTTCTTCTGGAGTATTGTGTACTATATTTAAATAATAACTATAACTATCATATTCTTCTGAGTCAGTTTCTGGTCTTTCATTATTTAAGATATATTCAGGTAAATTTTGTAAAGCAATTGTATATTCATTTAGTTGTTTATTGAAAATCCAATTGTTTACTTCATCTTGAACCCACTCTGGAATAGGACCAACAGTAACTCCGCCAGTAATAGTTTTAGGATATTTGTCTTTGATTTCTTGAATTTCTGATTTCCATACATCTAATCCTTCATGATATATTTTATCAAACTGGTCTGAGTAAGGAGGATATTCTTGTTGTCTTAGAGTAGCGTAGTCAGGTTCAATAATGTCTGGACCTTCTACGATTTCTATTCCTTTTGTAGCAACATCTTGAAGAAAACGTTGATATTCAGGATTTTCTGATGATGGAAATATTGAAGTACTGTCTTCAAAACGAAAAATTAAATTATATAAATTGTTAGTTATTGATGATATGAGTTTATACATTATTATATCTCCGCAGAAAAAAGTATATCGTTAAGAAGTAAAAAATAAGATACTCCAGCACTCATTCCACTTGCAACTGAACAATCTAAAGATATCATATTGCCAACCATAGAATACGCCGAAATACTAGTTACAAATCCAAGATTACTTAACGCAAATGTATAAATTTGAGGACTAGTTATTGATGTTATATTTGGAGTAGTCCTCATTTGAACGGGTGTGTGTAATGTGGAAAAACCTCTGGTTCCTGTATAAGCTCCAAGAACTAGTCCCCAAGGACTGTTTTGTGTTCCTGTTTGATATCTTATAGCATATCTTTGGCACAATGCAAGTTCTTGAGAATATGTTCTATATTCAAATGGAGTTAACGTAGCACCCATTTCCCATTGAACTCCAGAGATAAACACATCATTATTTACTGTGTCCATAAATGTAGTTCCAGTTCTTATATCACATCTTTGATTATTTACTGCATTTTTCCAGTTTGATGTATTGAGAGTTCCACCTGTATATGCGGAACCAGAAGCTAACCAAAAATTAAAATAACCTGCACTATTAACCCCATCACCCATTGATGTCAAATAATTTGGAGGCAATACAACATAATATCTTTGCCAAGTACTTGTTAGTAAAAATGATTTAGAAATTTGAGCTCCATTGTATGAATAATATTCAAAAGTTAAAGTATAACCAGGAATTGTTGACCTTGCATAAAAACTTACAGTGCTAAAAGCCGCAGCTTGGTTTCCCCACCTAAGTACTCTTAAATCTCTTTGTTCTAATTGAGTATACAATAGCAAATATTGGCCAGCTGCAAATGAAGTATCAGTTCCAGTACATCTGACTCGTATAGCATTTTTTAAACCAGCCGGACAATCTCCAGATATTGTTGAGGTTTGAACTGTTCCATCTGTTTGATTATCTATTTTCCATCTGTCAGCTGTAACTACTGCAGTTGCGTTGGCTGCAATAGATTGAGTATTTCCACCATTTCTCTGGTCAACTAAAAAATCTCCATTGATAATGAAATTTTTTCTTCCGGCGCCAGTAACAGCAAAAACTTCTTCTGGTGTATTTGCCGCCATTACAGACTGACCAGTAATACCAACTGGTCTTTCTAATTCAGAAAGCTTTTCTCGTATGTTAATTGGTGGCCTTGAAATATTTACTGGCATTTTATTGCTCCACTATTAGGTTGTTGGATGCTGCAATCCAAGTTGTGACTGGAGATGTTGTATAATCAACTCTACGCAATCCATCAAATACACTTCTACCTCCAGAAGTTCCTGCATGTAATAATTGTGCAGTATCATCATATGCAATAGCTGTTACCACGTTAGATGACCCATATAAAGTACATTTTGCACCAGTTGTAAATAATGCTTTTTCATCATTATATATCTTTCTAATTTGTTCTTCCGTTATGAACGATTGACCGTATCTCAATAAAGCAATTTGCTGTCCAGAATTAACCGCATCATAAACACCATTGTAACTTCTTTTACCAATGAATAAATCTGCAGTTTCTGTTGTATATTTTCCAGTAATACTTCTAACCAATCTATCTCCAGCATAATGTTTTAATACACCACCTGAATAAACTAGAGCAAAAAATTTCTCAGATGTTGATGAATCTGATAAATCTGAAAATTTACTTCTGGAACTTTGAGTTCCTACTCCGGCAAAAATAGCAGCAATTGTATTATTATATCCAGAAGTTGAAAATTTTTCTAATGATACTGTCCCAATATTAGTTGGAAACCAACCCATGATATACCAAGGACTTGCAAAATTAATGTTGACATTTCCTTGCATCATATAATTTGTTGACGAGAAGTTGCCGTACTGTACTAAATCAGAATCTGTTGCAACTTTTGTTTTTGATACAGTTCCATAGACTGCAATTGGTTTCACATAATTAGTTGGACCTCTATCGGAATCAGCAACAGTTAGAGAAACATTATCAAAACTTAATGTTACTCCATTACCAGTTCCACCCCAATAATAACCATAAATTTGTAATTTTAAATTACTGCTGGTGGAAGATGCAGTAAATGTTGTGTATAATCTTTTATTTGTTGCGCCAGGTCCGCTAGAGTCTATAATTAATGAATATTGAGTAGTATTTGATGTTCTATCAACAAGTCCAACGTAAATATTAGATGAAGTACCACCAGTCCATTCCATTGTAAATGCATAGGTTTGACCTGCAACTATAGTTCCAATATTTTGTTCGATTGCTCCATTGGTACTTGTCATTGTGATTGTACCAACACCACTCGCAACAGCAAAACCAGTATTTCCTACAGCAGTCCATCCAGTAGTGCCACTTGCAAAATCTCCATTGGTAACAAATTCAGTTGCAACAATATCTTCAGTAACTGTGTTTGTTAGCAATACACCTCTCACATCACCTACCATCCAACCAGTGTTATATGTAGTTTTTGCCAATGCAGTCATACTTTGACCGCCAGCTGTAGACCCAATAAATGAATCATATCTATTGAAAAATGTAAGACCTTCATTCATTGCAAGTCCTTGTTCAATAAAATTGTTTATATTAACATTATTTGATGATGCAGTTGTTGAAACAGCGTTATCATAATATCTGTAATGATATACAACGCCATCTGCTGCAGTATTATAAGTTGCAATATCAGAACCACCTAATTTTTCATAATTGTGACAGAAAAATCCAGCAAAATTTGTATCATTTGATTGAGAAAATAACGCAGTAATTTTTCCAGAATTATAAATGTTTACTTTTGATACCTTAATAGAACCAGAAGTTGAAATAACAGACTCATTACTTCTAATAATAGAAATACCAGTAGCTCCAGAGATTGCTATAGTTGGATTTGGAAGTCCAGTTGATGCATCTATTACACTGTCTGGAGTTACTGCCATGGAAACATGATATTGGGCGTTTAATCCAGAAAGAAGAGGATATCCATCTGAGTTTGTAACCCATTGAGAACCAACAACTGAATTATTTCTGTCGGTTATATATCTTCCATTTCTTAGACCATATGGATTATCTTGATATGCCAATTTAATATCGTCTTTAATCATATTAAAGACAAGTCCACCACTACCTGAAGTTGTAATTACAATAACTCCGTTTAATGCAGCACATGAAGTTAAATTACTAGTTCCAGAAGTTCCCCAATTTAATGTAACTTGTCCAACATTGCTGAAGACCATCCACATTGGAAATTCTGGGTCATCGCCATCATAAATTGTCATCTCAGTTGCAGTTACTACAAATATAGCAACTGCAGGAAAATCTCTTCTACTTCCTCTCGTAGTAGTGTTTAGAGTTTCGTTGTACCATGAAGTGTTTTGTGTTCTCTTTCTCCATGCACCACCATCACTGTCCCTACGAGTATCATAGATGAAAGTATATACTGCATTACTAGTAATATTTGCATTTAGGATATCTAAATTTAAATCATCTACCGTTACATTACTTGGAGACTGGTATGCCATACCGCCAAGCATACCATGAGTTGGCACCTGATTTAAACTAGTTCCAATTAGTTTTGGCATGTCTTACTTTCTCTCTAAGATATTTAGATTGTTTATGAAGTTAAATTTTGAAGTTGAGAATTAGTAATGCGCCTTGGGTAGTACAAAATTCTCTTAATACATCCATTCAATTGATATGAACCACTATTTAATCCTCCACCAATTTCCAGCATGTTCATTGTTTTTGGAAGAGTTCCAGAAGTGTCTGGAGTTCCACCAGTTCCATTTACATAGAACATAAAATCGTTATCTTTAAAACCATGTGCAGTTTTATAAAATGTATTATATGAATTTGCAATATTTACAAGTATTGCAGACTGAGTGGTTGTGTTTGTTACATAACCAGATGCAATATTATTCGAAAGTAATCTTGATACATCAACATATTCTGATAAACTTTTATTGTTACTTACAAATCCAGCAGCTGAAATATTTGAAGTAAATCTACTCATAAATTCACTATAAAATGTTCCCTCATACTGATTATAAAAATTTGTAAAATTAGTTCCTATTATATTTGCATAATCAAGTCTTCTTGTTGCCGCATATCCATACGTTGGAATGTACGAACTTGCAACAGAACCTTGTTCTACTTGAACTCCCCAAAGATAAAATCCAGACGTTCCATTTCCATTATATAATGGTGTTGCATTATGTGGAACAGAAACATTGTCTGTTGCTTCAATATAAAAAGTGGTTCCTCCAGTGGCACTGGTTCCAGATGTAAATGTTGCAGTTATTCTATACCAACCATTTGGATATGGTGTAACTGTGCCGCTAGTACTAGTAAATCCAGGATAACCAGGAATGTCTGCATATCCAACAAAAGTTGCAGTTGCTAAATTCCAAGTAAACATTCCAACGTGAAGTGGAGAGTTTCCATTGTTTATTTGTAGTACAACGTCTCTTCCATTTCTTTTTATAAATGCCGAGAATGTGTAAGTTGTAGAAGCAGAAAGAACATTTCCAATTAAACTTAGATAATGCGCTACTCCAGCAGTTGTATTTTCAACGAGAGCATATGCATCTACATTTCCAGAAGGAGATAAGGTAGCATTTGCAGTTCCAGATGCATTTGTATATGACCATTGACTAAAATTTTCACTATATCGAACTACATTTGTTCGTGTTTCTTCAATTAACAATCCCAAGCATTCTCCAGTATTTGCATCGTGTTCAAATCTAGGAGCATTTGGAGGAGCAATTTGAATAAATCCTCTAGAATCTACAAAACTTCCCGAAGATTCTCTAGTAAAATTTATTCTAGGGTCTAAAACTTTAGTCCTTGCAAAATTTAAATCTAGTGAGGGAGGTACACTTGGATAGTCTGTTGAAGGAGCGTCTCCAATAAACCCAGGTTGTATTTTAGTTAACTCTGGCATGGTTTTTTAACTATTTAGAAGGTAGTTAATGCTTTAACTTGACTATCTGTTAGATATGATGGATAGTATTCAATTCTCCCCAAAGCAGAATTTATTTGCAATCCATCATTTCTATTTCCAAAATATAATGTACTTGCTAAACTTGGAGATATTCCAGTTATATTTCCATTTTGAGTTCCATTACTGTGGGTTCTCAACAATGAATTTGGTATTGACCAAGATGATGCTACTTTAACCATTTGATTACTTGGAATGGTTAAGCCATTTCCACCAATGGCACCATTAATCCCTGTGTGAATTGTAGTGGAATCTGACATATAAAAATTTGGTGTGTTTGTAGAACCAGAATCAACTATAATTCTAGTAGTTAAACCAGCAGGAGCATAATTATAAAATGATGCAACATAAGTACCTTCAATTTGTTTATACCAAGTGGACACATTAGCAAATGACATTGTAAGAACATCTGCACTTCTAGTCACTGCAGAACCAGCAGTTGTTGGTATAAGAGAAGTTGCAAAAGTTGCTCCACTAGCTTCTGCTTGAACTCCCCATAAGTATAGATATTCATTTGCCGCATTTGCTTTTACATCTGACCCAAAATCACAAATTCTCATGTGCATATATGACATGTTGGTTGAGGTATCTCTGAAAATACATCTATACCAACCATTTGGATATGCAATCATTCTAGATGTAAATGAACCAGATGATGATTGTTCACCTGCTGCGGATGCAGTGGTTGCTGTAGTAACTCTATGTTGACCAGTAGACAGGTTAAACCATGCACCCAGCCCGGCATTTCCATTAAATTTATAGATTCCTAAAGTTGATGCAGTGCCAGCTTTGGCCCAGACACTTTGAACTCCAGTACTAGCTAAAGTTAAATTTCTGTAGATTTGAGTTGATGAATTTGCTGCATTTGCACTGGTTAATTTTAGTGCAGTATTTGTTCCTGCTGGGTCTAGTGTTTCAGAAGTATTGGCAGTTTTTGCTCCACCAGTTCCTGCATTATCAAGTGTCCAATAAGCATTTCCTGGGTCACTGTAACCAAGTTGGTTTATTCTAGATTCTTCTAACAGTAATCCACGACATCTTCTAGTTATTGGGTCATGGTCAAATCGAGGAATTCCCGCCGCTACGGTTTTCACATAACCATCTTCATCAGTAAAAGTTGCAGATGAAGTTCGTGAATATTGCAATCTGTAATCAATAGTTTTTGAATTTGCAAAATCAAGAACTATTGAAGGTGATAATACTGGAAAATTATTTTTAATAGACATAGTTGATTATGGGGCAGCTCTATAGGTCATAGTAAATGCTATCAAAGTATCGGAACTTGTAGATAATTCTAGTCCATCTAGGTTTCCTATTGCACTTCCAGAAATATTCATTCTGTTGAAAAACAAATTTCCCGTAGATGTATTAATATAAGCTATTAATCCTCCCATATTTGCTTGAGTAATATTATTATATTCACATGCAGTTCTAGAAGAAGTAGTTGTATTGCAAGCAACTGGCAAATTCATTGTGATGTTTTGACCATTTGCACTACTTAATCTAAAACTTGCCGATACTTGAATTGTAATCAAATTTCCTATTCTAGTAAGAAGTCCACTTCTAGAAGCAAATGTATATACATGTCCACCTTGACCAATAAAATCTGGAGTAAAAGCATATTCCTGATATACTATATTAGTAAATGCATTAATTCCTAACATCTGATTCAATGGAATCTGATTTTGTTCAGTTCCAATATCAGTTTGACTTACTACATCAACTCTGTTTTCTTGTATCTTATCTACCTGAACATCTTCTGGAGACTGAAAAGCCATCCCACCCAACATTCCATTAGTTGGTACTTGATTGTTTCCAGTCCCTATTAGTCTAGCCATCAGTATCCAGCAAAAACTCTATTTGGTGTATTTGGAGTATCAATTACATATTCCTGAAAACTTTCTGGAATTACACCTAACATATTTATGTGATAGCCATCAAGAGCTACTGGTGCAACTACTTCTACAAGCTCACCAGTCTCTTCATCTCTGGTATATTCACCAGGAGTGTAGATAGTTCCAATAACATCAATAGAATAGTCGTGTGTGAATAGAGTTACTTGTGGCTCTCCAGTTTCATTGTGTGTATATGTTAGACCGGCTTCTTTTGCTTTTGTAAGGAAAGTTTCCTCATCTGGAAATTTTAGAAAAATCATAACGTTAGATTTGTTAGCTGTGTACTATTTAGTTTAACTGGGTAATATGTAAATCTAGAAATATGCCCATTCCAAAATTCTCCACTACCAATTGGAACAGAAAATAGTCCCATATATGTAGAAGAACTTAGAGAAGTTTGCATCGTTGCAACGGTATCAGTTCCAGCATTAACACCATTAATTCCTAATGTGCAATCATTTGTTTTATATGCCGCATAAATTTTATTTCTTCCAGAAACTAAATCATTACTTGCTGTGATTCCAACTTGAGAGGTTCCGCTATCATCATAATAATTGTATCTTAATCTTGCAGATGAAAAAGCTTTCCAAAGTTCTTGTCTATTTGGTGTTGTCGGATAGATGTAAAATAGAGCAGAATATGTACCAGTAAGTCCTCCAGTCTTATATGTATCAATTACCCAAGTTCCTTCCTGAGGTCTGAACCAAGACATATTAGAGGAAGAAATTGAAGTGATATCTGGACTTCTTGTTACTGTTGCAGTTGTTGTTGGAATATATGAAGTTGCAAAAGAACCAGCCTCTAATTGAGCACCCCACATATAGAATGAAATTGCGGTATTATCAGATGATGCAGAATATACTAACAACTGTATAGATGATACTCCATTACCAGTACCAGATGTTGAAAATCTTTGCCATTGTGTGGTTAAATTGCAAGTTACAAAAGGTCCAGCAACACTATTACCATAAATTCTAACTGTAACATTAGAATCTGCTTTTAACCACACAGAAGCAGTATATGATTGATTTAAAACCGATGTAGTTCCGCCAGTATAGATTCTATAATTACCAGCGGTTCCACTACCATCGTAGATTATTCTATCTGCAGTTAAATTTCCATCTGGTGCAGTTGTTGCATTTGATACGACTGTTGTTCCTGTTGTTTTAGTCCAATTGGCATTATTATCAAACTGCTCACTATATAACGCTATATTAGTTCTACTCTCTTCAATCAACAATCCCAAACTTTCTCCTGTTGCTGGGTCGTGGTCAAA